GTTCGTTAAACTTTCGTTTCACATGAAACGCGTTTCACGGCGTCACGTGTCCAATAGCGATATGCTAATGAAGGTAATTACTCTGTTTTATCAGTAGTAATTTCTACATTGGTAGAATCGTCTTTCGGAGTTTCACCTGAGAGTTTTGCAACTTCAGATTGATTCTCTTTGTCAGACTCTGGCTTCTCATTAGTAGTTTCCACTTCTTTTGAGCGCTTCAAATGAGCAAGAACAATTTCATGTCCATTTGCAAAGTTGATAGCCTGTTTAGCCAACGCAATAATGAACTGGCGAGTTGCCTCGTCAAATTCAGTAAGCGAAACGGTTACTCCTTGAGTCCAAGTCGGCTGTCCATCGTTGATGAACATCTTCTTGAAGACCAGGGTTTTAGTCTTGGAATCATAGTTTACCATTGGGCGACCTTTTGGATTGCTTGAATGGTGCTTTGATTTCTTCACCACCGTTTTCATCTCTAAGTTTCCTGATCCTTTCGCCGACTTGTTCGGTTGTTGGGAGCTTGAAACCTGCTGCTTCTTTTCTGAAGTCTTGGGAGATGATACCTTTTGAGGGTTTTGTTTTGATTTGTTCATAACTGAACTCCTTTTCTAGAATATCTGATTGGGAGCTAGGCTCTTTCTCAGAATGTTTAATATAACCGTTTTTGTCAAGGATACTCGTTGCAGGATTACAACGATTGACTTGACCATCTTCGGTAAAGAGATGTTTCCTTATGGGGTTTTCCAACCTCACAATTGTATCAATTAGTTCCATGAAGGAATTTCTTGACTTTAGGCCTTTTGTCGCTTTCGCTTCAATAGACTCTCTGATAGGAGTATCAGTAGACTCGTTAATGGCTTTGACACCATCATCTACCAATTCCCACTCTGACAGGGATAATTCTAAGCTATTTCTCGAGTAATACTCAGATCGTAGCTGAAGAATATTTGACGAGGAATGAGGTTCTACAGGGTTTCCATAGAATTCTCTAATCTCTTTCCTGACAGTTCTATCACGTATCTTATCTTGGTTAAACAATGATAAGAATCGTTTGTAGCTTTGGCCTGGAATCCTCCAACCGAGACCACCTAGGTGAGTCGGGAGGAAGACATCCATAGCTAGAAACTTCTCCTTTGTAGAGAGATGTTTCCATCCATTCCATCCATAAAATGCCATGGCATCTATGATTTGAGAATGGCCGCTAAGGATCTTGACTTTGATAGACGGGTTTACACCCTCTTCAGTCATCAGTTTCCCGAGAAACTCAGCATATTTAGATGAGATCAAGCTTTTTGACAAGTTGATTTCTACACCTAATTGCGTCATTTTCTCCTTATACAACTTTGCTACAGTGTCGTCAGCGATGACTACGTCATCTCCTACCACTTGCCAGCATTGAGTTGGTCCACCGTTGATATCGTGATCTAAACGATCAAGTATCATCGCGTGCGCTAAAGTAGCTAAATGAAAAGAAGGACCATAACCTAACGGCTGGCCGACTTCCCATTTAAGACTCCTTTTGAGATCAACACTCCACCAACTACTATTAG